TCGGTTTCACTTACGATGAGGAACGGGATGGTTTCATTCCACCGCGTCCGTTTGAATCTTGGGTGCTGGATGAATCGACGTGTCTGTGGACGGCACCAATCCCGTATCCGGCAGATGGCGGTGTGTACACTTGGGACGAAGATGCTGGGGATTGGGTGGTCGTCGAGGATGTCTGACGAACTGATTGAAAAGGTTGCACAGGGTTTCGTCATGTCATGGGCGGACCCGCAGGACGGCGACAACACACTTCACCCTGACAGTGCCCTCATGAAACTTGTTGACGCTCACGAGGATCGTGACGCCATCATCCAGGCGGGGTACCGGAAGGCAGTCGACCGGTTCGTCATCAACGTCGCGAAGGTGTGACCGGTGAGGTTGTCGCAACCGTGGTCGGACCCGTACAAAGTTAACGCCCGTTCCCCATACGGGTGGCGTCGTCATCCCATTACGGGGAAGCGCACGTTCCATCATGGGGTGGATGTGGCGATGCCGGTCGGTTCACCGCTGACCGCACCCGCCGACGGTGTCATCGTTCACAAAGGCAACGGGGCAAGCGGCGGTGTCACCCTGATCATGAAACATGCCGACGACTTGTTCACCGTGTACTACCACCTACAGAAACCGTCTCACCTTAAGAAGGGTGCGCGTGTGATCACCGGCGACTTGATTGCGTTCTCCGGCAACACGGGTGCATCGACCGGACCGCACCTTCATTTTGAGGTTCGAAGCCCGTCACGCCGTTGGGGTCAGACTGTCGACCCCGTCCCGTTCTTCCAGGGCGCACCGTCCGTCGCACCGGCACCGTTGAAGGTGGACGGCAAGTTGGGCAGGAATACGTGGAAGGCGTTCCAGACTGCGTTGAAGAATGCCGGCTACTACACGGGTGTCCCTGATGGGCGTCCAGGAATCATGACTTACCGTGCGGTCCAAACATGGGCGGGAACGACCACAGACGGCGTTCTGGGACCACAAACCCGTCGGAGGGTACAAGAACGTCTCGGTGTGAAACCTGATGGCGTGTGGGGGCGTCTAACGATTTCGGAGTTGCAACGGCAGTTGAACCAAGGACGCATCGGATGACGGACGAACATATGGAAACGGCGACGGTGAAGGTGTCCATGCGCGACATATACCTGGAGGTCCAGAGGCAGGGAAAACTGCTGGAGCAAATCGCCTCATCGTTACCTGATCAAGAATCCAAAGTCGAGGACCACGAACTCCGAATCAGAAAATTGGAACAACGCATGTGGCAAGCAATCGGCGGGTTCGGATTCCTCGCCGCCATCGTGTCACCCCTGATCGCGGTGATGACACGGTGAGGTCGAACCCTAACTGGAAGATTAGACGCCGTTACGTTGGCGCATCATGGGGCATCGGTGTCGGCATGATTGTCCTCGGTGCCCTCGCAGTGTGGGGCGATAGAATAGGTGCCGTCGACCTCATCACCGGAGGGGTCGCGTTGGTCACGTTAGTCATCGCCACCTACACGGGCGGAGTTGTCGCCGACGATCACCTACAGAAAAGAGGAAACCCTGATGGATAAGTTGAAGAAGTTCCACGCCTACGCCACGGAACGCGCCGTGAAAACTTTCGCACAAACCGCACTTGCCACAATCTCAGTTGGTGCTGCGGGTATTGTCGATGTTGATTGGGTGAACGTGTTGTCCGTGTCTGCCCTCGCCCTCGTGATGTCGTTGCTCACGTCGGTGTTGCAGTACGACCGTGTGCCCGTCGATGAATGAGCGTGACACGGTTGACGGGTATCAGGTACCGGTCGACCCTATGGACTTGTTGCAGTGCGACTCATGCCAATAGGTGCTAACCTGTAATCGCTACTTCCTTTCGGTAGCGTTGCCGAAAAGCCCCTCGCAATCCACCATGCGGGGGGCTTTTCTTATTCGCTAAGCCACTTGTAAATTGTGGGGCGGGTGACACCGGCTTGTCGTGCAAGTTTCTTGATGTTGACGCCGCGTTCGTGTGACGCCTTGACTTGTTTCTTGAGGACCTCGGTGACGGTGTGGACTCGTTCCAACCCGTATTCGCGGATGGCTGCAAGTTGTTCGACGGTCATGTCGTCGTAGGCGTGGTGTTCGAATGTCATGGTGTCCATTGTAGAACCTTTCAGTTGTTGTTGAGGGTTTGACTGACCTCGCGTGTCTAGAACATTACACGATGAAACCTCGTTATCTAACCGTTACCTTTCAATGTGGACAATCCTCGGCGGCATGACCTATCGTGAACGCATTGGCACACGAACGAAAGGAACCGCCATGAACATCTACGCAGACATCGAGAACCTGAAGGGCATCGCCGAAACGTTGACCGACATTCAACGGGAGTTCGACGACCGAGAGATTGACTTCTCCGAGGCAATCAAACGGATCAACTCCGCACGCGACACACTGTCAGACATCGCCGCCGAACTGGAAGTATAGAACAAACGTTCGAAAGGAAAACATCATGGGTTATTACAAGGACCTCGAAGTGGAACAACAACAAGCCATCGACGACATCATCGCCTGGTGGAAGTCACACGAGGACCGTGTCCCTCACTACCTTCTCAAAATGGTGGTCGAGGACACACGGTTCTGGCACAAGGTGCGGGACCGGTGGATGCAGGATGAACTGGCACCCCGTCCGGCATCGTCGCATGTTGCGTTGCAACCGTCACGTCGTCAACGTCGTGTGAAGAAATGGGACTTGTCAATGTCTCATCAGGACGCGGTCGTCATCCTGACGTCGTTCACAATCGTCACTGTCATTGCGATGGGGTTGGCGATTTGGATGGCGGTGACAATATGAGGACCGGTTACGCGTTCATGATTGTCGGCGCGTTGTGTGCTGCGATCGGTCAGAACGTCGACGCGTACGCGTTCGGTGCGTTCGTCGCCGTGTGTGGTTTGTTACTGCTACGTGTGAAGGGGGTGTGATGTGATTACGGAAAACAATGGGCGTGAAATGTTCATCGGCAAGTCGAGTCCCTGGGAGATTGACAGTGCCGGACGGCTTGTGTTGTCCCTGAAGGAAGCGCGTGAACTACACGACCACCTAACCTGGCAGGGTGAGTCGACTTCAGAACATGTTCTGATTCATGGCAGGACTGATGAGGACGGCTGAGAACGTCTCCCTTGACGATGAGGACCCTCGCTTCGGCGGGGGTTCTTATCTTTCGGACGGCATTGTGCCCGCCCAAACACCGAACCGTTCCTTCGAGACGATCGCGTACTCGAAACACTGCAACCTCACAGGGCACGACGCGCACAATTTTTTCGCCGTATCCGCTGCCCGTTCCTTCATGTCCTTCGTCAAGAAGTCCTCGGGGAAGAACACGTCCGGCAAGTCCTGGCAGGGAACCGAACCGACCTCGTCAATCGACTTCATCAGGTTGTCGTACGCGTGTCGGTTGTTGCTCATACGATTAGCCTATGACATCACAACAAGCGTTCAAGACAATCAGAGACAACTTCAACGATGCGGTTTGGGTTGGTGATGAACCGTCCGGCAGTGACGAGTGGCATGCGATGCGTCGCACCGGTATCGGTGGCAGTGACATTGGGACGATCATGGGGTTGAACCCGTTCGAGTCCGCGTTCGGCTTATGGGCGAAACGCACCGGTCAAATCCAGGACCCGCCCGTCGACAATTGGTCGGTCCGGTTTGGGAACGCGTTTGAGGAACCTATCCTGAGAATGTGGCAGGCGGAGAACCCTGAGTGGGAAGTGTTCCGCACGGGAACATGGCGGCACCCGTCGTTCGATTACCTTCTCGCGAACCTTGACGCCTTAGCGTGTCACAGGGAAACCGGCGAATGGATTGTTGTCGAGGTGAAAACTTCGCGATCGTTCTGGGATGATGTCCCGCCGGCGTACCGTGCCCAGGTGATGCACTACTTGGATGTGATGGGTTGTGCGCGTGCGGTCATTGTGGCGGTCGCAGGATGGCAGTGGGAGGAACGTTGGATTGAGTTCGACCATTTCGAGGCGGACGTCCAGAGAAGCGCTGCGTCGAGGTTCTGGGACCACTTGACACAGGTTGTTCAGCCGGAGTGGGACGGGTCGAAGGCAACCTATGAGGCGCAGAGACAGTTGAACCCGTTCATCGAGGACGACGAGGTTGACCTTGGTGATGCGGGTCGGAACCTTATCCGTGCCCAAACTAATTTTGACACTGCCGAACGGAAACTGATGAAGGCGAAGTCGGAGGTGTTGGGGCTGATGGGTTCCGCACGTCATGGCGTTGTCGATGGTGTTCGTGTAGCGTCGAGGCAGGCGCGGGGGAATGGAACCCCGTGGTTGGTAATCAAGAAAGGAAGTAAGTGATGGCACGGTTTGATTTGAGTTCGTATGAGACGGTTGAGGAAAGACACGCGCGGGCGTTGAGGGAGTTCCCTGACCTTCGTGTTGTGATCGTGAACCACACGACCCCGCAGGATAGGGCTGCGTCGACTTGGGTTGTTGAGGCGCGTGTCTACATGAACGCGGTCGACCAAGAAATGGATTTGCCGAAGGCGACCGAATGGGCGTTCGAGATAGACGGGCAGGGCATGGCAAATGCCACTAGCGCATTGGAAAATGCTTGCACCTCAAGTCTGGGACGTGCGTTGCGTTGGGCTTTTGCCGGTTCCAAAGGTCCGTCCGCTGCGGAAATGTCGAAGGTTGCCCGCGGGATCACACCTCGCCCAAGTGCAACACCTCGCGACTGGATTGCAGAGTCCGAGGCGCTCACGGATGTCGACGAGTTGCGTCTACTATGGAGGGAAGCGAAAACCGCTGGAGCATCGGACGACATATTGGAGAAGGTGAAAACCCGTGCCGAACGATTGGAGGGTGCAACTAGCGTCGGTGAAGGAACTGACACAGGCGTACCTTCAGGCGGTCGAAAGAAACCAACCAAATGAGGCGGCGTTCTGGAGGTCACACCTTAAGGACAGGTTGGAGGGTTTGATTGAATCCGTCAGAGATAATCCTGGAGTTACAAGAACTAACGGCAACGAACAAGAAGGGGGTCGAGGCGCTCTATGAGGCTGAGACTAATTTGGCTGGAATGGAACTTGACCTGGACCAAACGGAGGCTGGCGCGTTTATATCGGCAACAGGGTCGATTGCAGAAAGGACGGCGATTGCCAAACTGGCGTCCGCTGAAGCGCGTTTCCAACGTGATTTGGCGAAGGCTAAAGTGAACCGTGTGAGGACGAAGTTGCGGACGATTGAGTCGGCGATCATGGCGCAGGCAACGATGTCGAAGTTGTTGCAGGCTGAGATGAAACTATGACACCCCGCGAGTTCGACAACGTGGATGAGTTCCTGGAGTGGTTGGAGGATTTCGAACCATCGCAGAATGACGATAAGACACCCTTATCAGGTTCTAGCAATAGTCAAGTAGCGGGTTCTGGAATCGTAAAGTAAGGAATATTCCTTACCCTCACCTAACGCCGAACGTGTTGGTAAACTGGATTTGAACAACGGCTTGTTCCTTCGTCGATGACCTACGGATGAAACGGAGTCGGAACGCATTGCCGCGGCGGGTTCCGGCTTGTTCCCCGTGTGTGAGCGCACACAATTTGCATGTTTCGGCACACTCTAGTCTCGGTTGTTGCCGCTATATGCACGCTCGCGCACGCTTATATAAGCCGTTATATATGTAACAAAAGTCATAATCGTGGAACTGCGGGGAGTCGAACCCCGGTCCCGTCACGATCGCTCACGCGGTTTTCGTGCCGGTCGAAACCATCCAGTCCCGTCACCATTGTAAACTGTGGTCCGTGGCAATCCCCAAGAAGGTCCTCAAACTTGTCCAGGATCGTGACGGTCATTGTTGGCATTGCGGTCGCGAGGATGACCTTGTCCCTCATCACAGAATCAACCGTGGCATGGGCGGGTCCAAACTTCTCGACACACCGGACAACCTCATGATGGTGTGCGCGGTGTGGAATGGGGCGATGGAGTCGAACGCCGAGGATGCTTCGGCTGCGCGTGGTTGGGGTCACAAGTTGGCGGTGTGGGACGACCTCACGCGTCCCGTGTTCGACCGTGGCGCGTTTCAATGGTGGATTCTGTCACCGGAGGGGACTAAGGTGTTCTTCGGCGACGTACCGTTCTAACGAAAGGGAATGAGCATGGTGGATTACGCGAAGGAATACGGCATCGACGTTGACGTGTTGTTGACGGAGGCATTCAGTCACCCCATGGCACAGTGGGAGAACGCACGCATCCATGATCGTGGGGTTGAGTTCTGGGAGTGGTATCGGCGGACACACCCGCAGGCACCGACCGGTCCGGACAATTCGAAACATTCGAAAACCCGTCGACCGAGACAGTACTCGTTCACCGAAACACAAATGGCTATCGCGATGAGGTCGGTTCGTGAGTCGCGTTGAACTGACACCGTGGGAACGGGAATGGACGGAATACGTCGGACGGAAACGCACCGAGGCTAACGAAGGCAAAGGCAACGCGGCACACTACGACCCGTCGAGGATGCAGGACAACCTAACGGCGAACATTGCTTCGTGTGTTGCGGAACTCGCGGTGGCGAAACGGTTGAACCGGTACTGGGATGGATCGTTCTGGACGGCGGAGACTCATGACGCGTTCGCTGATCGTGCTGATGTTGGGGAGAACATCGAGGTCCGGAGGATTCGTTCCGCAGGGAACCCGTTAGCGGTGAGACGCCGTGACATGGAACGGGGTCGTCACATGGTGTTGGCGTTCCCGCATCCTGACGAGTTCGTCGTTGTCGATGTTGTTGGTTGGGGGACGGCTGCGGATTTGTTCCCTATTGGTCGACCGGCGGACTACGATCTTGAGAACACTCGCTTGGTGGAACAAGTGTTGTTGAACCCGTTGTAGGATTCGATAACATGCGAAGGCGTACAATAGAGTGAGGACCGAGGCGTAACACCCCGGTCCCCACATTAAAACCGGTAATTAGGCTACCGGCTTCTTCCATTCTACGGGACAAGCCGGGGAATGGATAACAATGACTGACACAGTAATCGTCGACCGCAAGTTCGCAATCATCGACGAATGGGTTCTCAATCTCCCAATTTCTGATCGTGCGCTTCGGCTGTATGTGCTGCTAGTTCGGTACGCAGACAATCACACTCACCGCGCGTTCCCGTCACGCGAGACACTCGCGACGAGGTTGACTTGTTCGAAGGCGTCCGTCGACCGTGCGACACAGGAACTCATCGACCAGGGCGCAGTCTCGAAAAATCAGCGCATGAACTCGTCACTTGTCTACACAGTCCACATGACGAGGGGGGTGGTCATGGATGACGAGGGGGGGTCATCACCGGTGACGACGGGGGTCATCAGGGATGACGACCTAACTAGAACCACTGAACTAGAACCAGAGAACATAGAACCACTTAACAACCAAACAAGTGTTATAAAATCATTCGATGAGTTCTGGGACACCTATCCGAAACACCTACAGAAAGGTGAGGCACGGAAGGCATTCTTCAAAGCCGTTCAACGTGTCGGTGATGCGGACACGATCCTCGACGGGGTCCGGAGGATGGCTGCCGATCCTAATCTTCCGGTGAAACAGTTCATCCCGTATCCGGCAACATGGTTGAACCGTGACGGTTGGGATGATGAACCGTTCCCGCCTCGTGAGGGTATCCCAGGGGTGACGCAGGGGATGCCGAAGTCTCCGCATGTTGGGGGTCCGAGGGAATGGGTGAAGGATATGCATGAGATGGGTGAGCATTTCGAGTGCCGTGTTGGGGAGTTCGGTTGCAAATGACGTCCCAAAAAAAAGTTCAAAAAGTTTCCGGATCAGGTTGCGTTCTGCTAGTTGTGTCTGTATAGTTGTTTACACAAGGCAACGAAAGGAAGCAAAATGAACATCACACACGAGAAGTCCTGCTGGCACGAGATCGTCGACGGCAACCAGGTCGACCCATCGTTTCCCTATTGCGACCTCGCTGAAGGTCACACTGGTCGTCACCGTTATGTTTGCGGTCACGAGATGATGACCGGAGGTTACGACGACCCGACCTTCGCGTACTGCCACCTGCCCGCGTTTCACGCAGGTTCGCACGTTCACGAGTTCTAACAATTCGTCAACACGACTAGGACCCCGCTACGGCGGGGTTCTGTCATTCCCGGTACCATTGCACGGTGCCAACAATCACTTGTCAACGTTGCGGATTCGAGTGGACCGTCAACACGATCCGCCGTAATACGAAAACATGCACCTCGTGTCGTGCGCAACGTGTGCAAACCGTTCACACCCGTCAAGGCAAATGCATCCCCTGGCACGGCAACTTCGCCCGCGATCAAGTGACACCCGTCGACGACAACGGCGACCCCGTACTGCCCGGCATCAGGGCGTGCGGAAATCAGGATTGTGTTGCACCGTCGCACGTCATTAGTGTCAGTGGTTAGTGTGTAGGATTAGGTCGTTATCGGAAAGGATAAGAACATGGCAATCAACATCGAGTTCCAAGGCTTCATCAACGAGGTCAAAACTTTCGATTGGGGCACCGTTTACAACGTGTCTCACAATCAGGTCCGGAAAACTCCGACCGGTCAATGGGAGACAGTTGGCAAGGATTACTTCTCGGTCGTCGCACCGGAGGACACCCGCAACCTCACCGAGAACACTCGCGTGAACATCAAAGGTCGCATGAAAACCAAACTGTATGACAAGCGCGACGGGTCCAAAGGTGTCTCCCTGGAGGTTCGCGCCGACGAGATCACCGTATTGCAACCCGGTACACAACGCGAGGACAAGCAAGGCGCAGCCGCCGTCACCGCAGTCTGGGACACCGTCCCCATCGCAGAGTCCGCACCGTTCTAATGCGTCAACGAATCATCGGCACCCTATTCGCCGCGTTCATCGGCATCCTGGCTTATCAGGCTGAACCGATAACGGCGACGATTGGTTGGGTTGTGGTTGCCTTGTTGACAATCTCAGTTCTGGCATCGTTCCGGCGCTAGAATGGGGTGTGCTGAACTTCTTTGTTCCAGGTCGACCCTCACCGCAGGGTAGCAAAAGGTCGGTCGGCGGTGGACGTTTCATCGAGGCGTCGAAGTATCTCCCGGCATGGCGTAAAGCCGTCACCGAGTACGCCATATACGCCGCCACAGAACACGGCTGGGACATGTTGAAGGGTCCCGCCACGTTGGAGGTTGTGTTCTATATGGAACGACCCGCAACGATCACGGTGAGCAAACGACCACACCCCGTTCTCCCGCCTGACATTGACAAATTGTGCAGGGCAATCGGCGACTCACTGTCCGACGCGAGGGTGTGGCAGGACGACTCCCAGGTCGTGAAACTTGTCGCGTTCAAACGTTACGCAGACAACCACGAACAAGGCGCGTTCATTAGCGTGTCGACCCTCGACGAAAATGAGACGACGAACCTGTGATAGGTGTGTAGAATAATGAGCGCAATGACGAAAGGAAACGCTCATGCTTGAAAACCTTGAACCAAACAAACCGGTTCGCAACTGCAAGGTCCGCACGATCCTCGAACAACTCGACGAGGTCGACGCCAACATTCTCCGCGACGCCTTAGCGGACAAAGTCAAATGGCAGGACTACCCGCTATCGAAGGCACTGGAGTCACGCGGCGTTCACGTCTCACCGAACTCACTGTCGAAGCATCGTGCGAGTGCGTGTTCATGCAGGCTAGTCAATGCTTGACAACCTGAAGCCGGCGGACAAGATTACGACGCCGAAGGATTACCGTCCCGGTGTTGAGTTCGACGGCAACGAAGGCACCGCCACGACTCCAGGTTATGAGTCTGAGCCGGACAACTTCGACGAGTTTCTCCAGGACGCAGGACTCGACCCTGAAGGCATCGAGGTGATCCCGCCGGTCCGAACATCGAGGTGGCAACAACAAAAGGATGGCGAACTTGTTTGGTTGACGTCGTACCGGTTCACGTTCCGTCGGAAGGCGACCGGACTTGACTTGCCGCTACTCATCGACGAGGCACGACGCAAACTGAAACCCGTCAAGTTAGGCAAACCTAACCAAAAGGCGTTAGTCGTCCTATGGTCCGATTT